CACGCCAGCCACTGGAGAATCAGCAGTCGTGTTTGGTGCGCCCAACAGTGCCCGCAGCAAAGTTCCAAACCCGGCACTAGGTATTTCGAGACTGAAGTCACCCTCGACGCTGCGAACGCCAGCGGCCCAACCCGAAGTGCTCAAGAACCGGCGGCTGTTCTTCAGTGCCTTCGACTCAATGCGGTCAACCGTGAACTTCAGGTTCTCGTCAATGACCTCAAAACGACGAGTCGGGGCAACGCCCGTACCAACTGTTGACTCCCGTCCTACTGCAAATGTCAGATCGCCAACGCGGGCCATCAGGAACCACCCTCCTGCACCACTGGTGCATCGTTCTTATCGGGCTTTGTCCACTCACCGGACGCAACCAGTTCATTAGCCACACCTGCCGGAACGTCAACAACGTCACCCGGCTTTGCCTGAAGTCCCTGCTCGACGAGCTCAACGCCGCCACCACACGGACCCTCATACTTGATCTTCATGTTCAACTCCCATCGAAGTCTTTGTTTGCCACTACCCGCACCTGCACACTGATTTCACTAACCGAGCGTTGATCGCCACTGAAACTCGTCTCCGAAAAACCAGTGATTTCACTCATCAACGCGAGTCCACCAAGTGACGAGTCCTGGGCAACAGCGTTCTCAACACCGGCGAGCATCACGTAAGCGCGTTCCTGCGCCTCAACCTGATCGCTACCCACGACCTCACTGAGGATGCCCAGCTCAACTGTCAACGTCTCACGCCTGTGAGCTTTGCCAAGTGACCTGGCTGTTTCGTCATCACTGACACTCACAACGAACACTGATTCGTGCTCAATTCGTGAACCGGGATGCCCAATTTCCACCTGACGATTCTGGAACTCCGGCTGTTGCCTGATCGCCGTCACAATGGCGCGCTTGACATTCAATGCGTTCGTCATGCGACACCAAAAGCGTTTCGTTGCTGCTCAACAAGGACGTTCAGCTCAGGAATTGCGAACACGGCACCCCGCGAATAGCCGGCAACAATCAAGTTCTGTGTTGTGCCGTCCTCATTGCTAATGCTTGTCGCACGATCACTTGTAGGTGAATCAACGAGCATGTGCCTAACGCCCTTAGCCAAAGCTGGAGCCAAGCCCCCTGGCGGTTGAGTAAAGCCACTGACGCCCGTCACAGTGACGTTCAAGCGCCCTGAGATCCAACCAGTCGGGTAGTACAACACGCCAGCGCGTGAATCAACGAGAATCGTTGCGAGCGCATCAGCTGAAAGCGTTGCGCCATCAACCACGACTTTTGTGATCGTGCGTGGCTTACCAACAGGAAGGAACAATTCAGTCTCACCAGTGCCGTCAAGTGTCACGGTGAACTCCCCACCTGTGAACTTGACTCCCGCACGGTCACTCATCTCAGAAACAAGTGCCTCACGCGCCCTGATGAGCGTTGAATCCGGGTAACGGTTTACGTCATCGAGTGGCCTGCGAGTACGCATTTCCTCGACGCTCACTGCTTCGCACGACGTAACCTCAACTGGTTCGCTCACAGTGACGGTGCCCGACGCTGTGGTCAGTGACCAAGTAGCCGTCAGGTTTGCTTCAGAAGTCTGCCCAGCGAGCGTATAGGACACGCTCTTAGCCGCAACAGTTACTGCTGCAGCAGAAACAATCGTTGCGGAGTCGCGGTCGCGGGTGATCGTCACGGTGCCAGCTGAAGCCTTCAATGATGTTGGAAGCGTCAACGTTGCCGGGACGCCCTTGACCACGCGCTGCATCGTTATCGCTTCTCTGAATCGTCAGCTGCAACGGCGCGAGTGGACTTCTTAGCGCGAGCTTGCGCAACGGGCTCGGCCTGCTCAGCTTCGAACATGCGCTTCGCTTCAGCAGCCTCAACTTCAACTACGTCACCGGCCATGTTGGAGAACGATTCCCCGGCGCGACTGACCAACAGTTTCACTTTGACGAGTGCCATGTGAGTTTCCTTTTCCCCTGATTGAAGATTGGTACGGCAAGAATCCCGCTCGCCCCAATTAAGGAGCGAGCGGGACTGTGTGCCTATTGACTAGGCGAGAACGAGCTTGCGGAGCGCGTCGGGAGCAAGGATCTTGCTGTCCATGCGCAGCTTCACGCGGTATGCGACCTGATCGTTAGCGAAGTACACCGACGGGTCAACAGCAACCTCAACCTCACCAGCGCGACGGATACCAAAGCCGCGCTTGAAGTCACCGAACACGGCGACGGTCTTGCCGGTGGTCATTGCCTCCAGCTTGCCGTCTTCGTACACGGGGTACCCGAGCAGCGTTGCAGGCTCACCATTCACGTATGACGGCTGCCAAACGTAGTCGCCGGGTGTACCGGCTGAACCAGTCTTCAGCTTACGAACGGCCTTGAGCAGCTCGGTCGAGCAAACAAACGTACCGTTTGCACGGTTGCGCTGGTTGACCGAGTAAACGAGGTCAATGAGCTCGTCAGCAGTGACTGCTGTCGTAGTAGCGGCGGTCTTGCCAGTGGTTGCGCCCTTGATGCCCTGCGGCTGTGACGAGTTGGTGCCGGTTGCGAGGTAAGTCGCAATCGTGTCACCAAGAGCCTCAGCTGCACCGTCACGCACTTCAGCGTCAATGTCATACGCTGCATCAGACAGGATTTCGTTAGAAACCTTAATGATTGCGGCGAATTTGTACGCGCCGAACGCGACGTTCGTGAACGTGTCAGCCGAGGCTGCGATTCCGCTCTCTTCAGCTTGGATCGCGTACGACTGAGCGTTAGTTGCGATCGGCTGATTGAACGTGTCACCGTTGCTGGTCTGGATGATCTTGGCGAGATTCAGTACCGGCGACTGAAGCGCAAGCTCACGAATAAGCTCGTTGCTCCAAACCTTCGGAACCAAGAAACCACCATTTGCATCAGTGCCAGCAACAAGGTTTGCACGAGCTTCAACGTTCTGGCCCTGCGAACGCAGGAACTCAGTGAACGAACGCTCCTCAGTCATCTCAACCTTGTCAGTCTCAATGCCACGAGCCTCAACTGCTGGAAGAGCCGCTGCGCGGATCTCCTCGTTGCTGGGAAGATCGCTGCGAGCAGCAACCATCTCAACGGCCTTCAGTGAACGCTCAACAGCGTCGATCTCAACATCCAGCTTCTCAAGCTTGCTCGAATCCTCAGCTGTCAGCTCTGTGCTGGCAGCATCAAGGGTCGAACGCATCTCAGAGAGCAGCTGACCATGCTTGACCCGAAGGTCTTCGGTCTTGTCACTCATGTGACACTCCTTTGTGTGTTTGATTTATGCGCGCCCGTTGACGCGCATGTGTGCCTTCCACCACGCCGCTGATTGGCGACTAGGTATGGGCATTTCGTCTTGCTGCCGAGCACTGCCACCGGCCTGAGCGTCGAGCTGCACGGCAGCACCCACGACCCCTTGCTCCGGTTGGCTAGTTGACGAAACTTCTTGGACGGCTGCTTCAGCAACCGTTTCAAGTTCACGCTGAACACCCGCATCCGTACCCAAGTACGCGGGGCGTCCAACAACTGAAACATCCGTGAGGGAATCGAACTGCGTGATGGTGCGCAGCAGCTCGCCCGTAGCCGGGTCTTCATTCCATGCCTGCCCTTCACTGACACGGAAAGCAAACGAACTCTTCGAAATGAACCCGCCCTCAACAAGGATGCGCAGATCATTGGCGTAACTCACGCCCATCGGGATTCGCATTTCGTAATACAACCCAGTTGGGTCTTCGCGCAACGTCAAGGAATCGTTCGTTGTGCGGGCAAGGATCTTGCTCTGGTCGTGATCCCAAAGGCCAAGCACGTCAAGGCTCTGCTGAGCCAAGACCTTCCGAAACGCGCCCCTAGCGATTGTTTCCCTAAAACCAGCAAGCGGTTCTGAAATCTGTGGTGAGAACACTGCAGCGTGACCGACAATCGTGAACGTGCCATCAGCTGCGCCACGGATCTCAGCCGTCGTTTCAGCCGTGCGACGCTCAACGATGTTGCCCTCACCAGCACGCAACTCGGCCAACAAGTCCGGGTTCTCACGAAGGTCATCAGCGGTAACGATGCGAAGTTCAGTACTCAAAGTGTTCTCCCGGTTCATTGGGTTTGGGCGTCCATGACGGGCGCTGGCGCAACTGGTTCAGGGTGCGGGTTCAAGCCAAGATTCATTCGTGCCTCATCGACCGTGATGATTCCCGCGCCAAGCAACATCACGTCAGTTTCAGCAGTGCTCTTGTTGTCACCGCGCAGCATTTCCGTCACGTCAAAACGAGGTGAGAACTGGCTTCCCAATCCAACATCCTTGAAAATGTCTGGGTCGCGCAACAGTGCGTTCTCGATGCGCACAAGCCACGGGCGAAGCGCCCACTGCACAAACGCTTTCGTTTCGCTCTCAACCGTTGAGTACGTCATTGAGCTGCCCGAGTCAGTCATCATCAACGACCCCGGCACGCGAAACAACAAAGCTATCTGCTGCAGGTTCAAGCGGCTAAGACCAAGCAACTCACTGTCCGTGATTGGCATAGTGAGCGTTGTGACCTCAATGCCCTCTTCCAACACCACGGTTGAAAATGCCTTGTCACTGCCGTTGTGGGCTGCGTGCCACTGAGCACGAAGGCGCTCAGCTGCATCAGGTGTAAGGCGCGAAGGGTGCCGCAAGATAACGCCCGGTCGAGCACCGTTCGCAAAGAACTTCGACGTGAACTCTTCAAGACTCGCGGCCATGCCAAGCATGTGACGGGCCTGCTGAATCGGACTGAAGCCAACGACGCCATCGTCACTCATGCCACGAATGTGCAACATGCTTGACTCGTCAAAGCGCTGCCGCCCAACGAAATACTCCAGTTTTTGAGAACCGTCTTGGCGAGTGACTTTCACGGTGGAAGGGTCAACGGGCCAAAGTGCCGTGACGTAACCGTCGGGCCCGCGCTCTTTCAAAGCGAAGAAGTTTCCCCAAGTGAGCAATGCGACAGCCATAATTTGTCGCCACTCGTCACCCGCCATCGTTGGTGTCGGGCGATCAAGCAACCGCTGCGCCCTGTGCTTCGGTGCAATCACGCGAGAGCCGTCGGAAACGTCCTGATAGACGCGAATAGGAAGGCTTGAGATAGCGCCTGAGATCAAGTTCACCGCTGAATACACGGGAATCAGCTCAAGGCCAGACTCAACAGTTACCGTCTTGCCGCTGTAGCTTCTTTGCGTAAGCGGGTTTGGCAACATGCCGCGCTCTTCTACTGGCTCAACTTGAGCACGGAATCGGTCAAACAGTCCCAAAGTGTGTCCCTCCACTTAGAGCGTGACCAAATCACGCTGCTCGTAAATGCTCTCGTTGCCACCGTCGTTGTCATTCGCCACCGTGAACGCCAGCAGCAACGCGATCAAAGCGTCAATTTTCTTGCCGCCCTGCGAAGGCTTGCCCTTCGTGATGCGAGCGCCACGCTCAGTCATCTTCACTGTCCCGGCCTGCACGTGAGCCTCAAGCTCCGTATTGCCGTTATGAACCAGCTCGCCCCGGTTGATTGCCTCAAGCAACCGGCTACAAGCCGGAACCGTACGCTCGTTAGTCATGGGAAACTCAATGCAATAAGCGCCCCTGGCTTCCAATTCCTGGGCGCTGCGACTGAAAGCCCAACGGTCATACACAACGCCGCGCACATTGAACTTGTTGTGCAAGTCCATGATGTGACCCTCGACCTCAGCAAGCGAAACTTCGCCCCCCTCAGGTGGCGTCCAGACCCTTGCCTCGACAACCCACTTTTCGTCATCGCGCTGATGAATCACGGTTACGGCTGACGTGTCGTGACGCAATCCAATGTCTACGCCAACCCAAACCTCGGCTTCGTCTGGAACGAACGCTCCAGTTTCATAAAGCGTGTCCCACTTGCCCGGTTCGAGCCAAGCATCGTCCATGCT